AAGTATAAATAAAGATGGAGCTTCTATTTGGTTATCTTCTGGACAGGCAATAGCTATTGATGTAAATGAGTATCCTTTAGATACATTTAGACAAGGATTTAGAGCTACTTATTCTCCGGATACTGTATTACCACTTATAGACTTAAAACCTGCTATCCAAAATTTAGCTAAGAATTATTACGATAAACAATCATTAGATAACATTACATAATGTATACTGGACAATACAAACCTAATTTTCCTTATTTAGGACATCAAGCAACTATAACAGCTGGAAGGATCATATTCCACGCTAATGAGGATGCTTTATTTGTTTTTGCAAGAAAGGCTGTTTCAGTATCAACATCAGGAAGCTTACATGTAAATGCATCAGAAGGGACTTTCATAAATTCAAATACTATAGAGTTAGGCTTAAACGCAACACAGCCAGTTATGAAAGGATCATCTACAGTTGACGAATTAACTATACTATGTAATTCAATAGAGGCATTTGCAGCAGCTGTTGGTTCTATGAGTGAAACTGAATTAGAAAAAGCTATACCTAACATAATAAGAACTTCTAGTAATTTAGTAAACACTGCACAAGGTGTAAAATCTAGACTTCCAAATTTACTTTCTAAAATTACAAAAACAGCTTAAAATGGCAGAAGTAAAAGTAGAAGGTAAAGGAATAGAGAAAGCTTTAAATTATATAGCTAAAGGAGTTAGTGAACTTCAAGTAGGTATAGAAAACATAGCTTACGGAAATCCTAATAGACCAAACGCAGGTATAAAGTTTCCTGGAAATCAATTTAAAACAAATGGATTACTTCCTATTTTTAGAGAGATAAATGCAATAGATTTTTGTAATATCTTAAACTACGCATTAGGAAATATCAATTTGATAAGTAAAGAAACAGCTAATGGAGAATCAGAGGCTAATTCTTTTGAGAAAAAAATTATCGGATTAAAAGATACAGCTAAAAAAATATTAGAAGTTTTAGATAAAGACTATTTAGACTCAAGTGTATTTAAAGACGAAAAAGTAAAATTACTTATAGATAGTACAAACGAGCTAGCCAATTTGATAGACTCAGATATGGTTACCGTATTTCCTGATTTAGTGAATGTAAAAAATAGTATATTTGATGTAGTAGGAACGTTAACTCAGATATCACAAGCTCAAGCCACATATGAGACTTTTAGTATGATACCTAATGCAGAGTTGCAAAAACTTTTAAAAAAGATCAGAGAACTTAGAGCAATCCTAACTCTTATAGCAGGTATAAAAACTTTGAAGGATATAACATCTTTATTGATACCTGAAACTATAAAGGAATTACAAAAAATATTAAACCCAGCTGCCCTCCTACCCATAATAAGAAAGGTATCAGTTACTCTTAGGGCAGTAAATCAAAAAATAGAAAAGATATTTAATGTAGTAAATAAGGCAAGACTTTATATAAAAGTTCTTACGGTTCTTATAAAGGCATTAAAGATAATAATAAAGTTATATAGACTACTTGCTATCCCTAATGCTACAACAACTCATGGACAGACATCTACTTTAATTTATGTAGAAGGAACAGCTGAAAAGAAATTAGGAGACGCACTGAGAAGGATTGAACAGTTATTGAAGGTAATAGAAGTTATCTACTTCTTTGTTACTGATATTCTTAGAATAACTAAAGAATTACAAAATCAAGTACAGATACTTATTTTGAATTTAGAGTCTTGCGAAGATCTTAACGATTCTGCAATGATAAAAGAGTTAAAAATTATACACGCTAATTTAGTAACTAATAATCTTAGATTAGAATCATTAGCTGCTCAATATATTGTAGCTCAATCAAAAAGAAATGAACTTAATTTCAATAGCTTTGTTTTCAAAATAGAAGAAGAGGAACTTACTGAAGGGACTATAAAGTATAAAAGAAGAAGAGCTGTTGCTTACGATAACCAGGGAGTACTTGCTTATGCCACAGATTTAACATTTGCCACAGATACAAGCATATTATTTGAAGAGTTGAGATTACTTATGGTAAATAACGGAATGTTAGCCAATACAGGTAAGGTTGAACTAGAACTTGCCTTTGCAGAATCTTTATTAGATTTACCAGAGTCAGATGAAGATATGTATGCTAGCATAGGCATGATAGAGACAGACGGAATAGAACCAGACGAGCAGATGCAAAGAGATCAACAAGAGGCTAAAGCATCTATAAACAGTTTCTTATCTGGGTTGAAAGGAGGTCCTGAATTCTTATCTAAAGTCAAAGAAAGCGCTGATGAAAGGTCTAAAAATTTGAAAATAGATATAAATACAGGAGCAGTAGATCCAACAGCAGTAGTGACAACTTCAGGACAACCTACAGCAACTGGATATACATCAACAGCTTCCTCACCTACAGAAAGAAAAGAAGCAGAATATACTCAAACACAAATTACTAACTCAGATTTATTAACTACCGAAGAAAGAGCTAGATATCAGCAAATTATAAAAACAAGACCTACAGGATCAGTAGAATGGATTGAAGCTCAAAAGAAGCTAACAAGGGACTTGGCTGCAAGAAGAGAGGCTAAGAAAGAAACAAGATAAAAACTTATAAGACAAATATTTATATCATATGGCAGTATCACAATCAGATTTATTAAGAAAACTCATTAGAGAAGAGGTAGCTCTTGCAATTAGGACTGAAATGAAACTAATGATGCAGGAATTAAAGCCACTTATGGAAGGACGTGCAACTCCTTCAAAACCAATTAGTTCTAAAAACTCTTTGGTAGAATCTATAAAGCCTGTGGCAAAAGCACAGCAAAGACAGCAGTATGTTTCAACAGGTGATCCTATTGCAGACTTATTGAATGAGACAAGAACAGCAATGCAACCAGATGAATACCGTTCAATTGGTAACTTTGGAGCACAGGATGCTCAGGCATTTGGAATGCAAGCAATGAGCGATTTTGGACCAAAGCAAACAGTAGTAACTGAAAACGTAAGCGATATCTTACAAGCTGCAAGACCGGCTTCAGACGTAAGCGGCGTTCAATTACCAGATGCTGTCCCAGATTTCACAGGATTAATGGCATCATTAAAAGCTAAAGGAGCAATATAATGGCATATAGACCGATATCAATAAACCCCCTAGATCTAAAAGCAAGTACAGCTATAGGAGTTTCTATACCTTTTAGTAGTCAAGGAGTGTTTACTTCGGTTTATACTACGGCTCAACAATTGAAATATAATATTATAAACTATCTTTTAACGGATAAAAGAGAAAGGTTATATGATCCTAACTTTGGTGCTGGATTAAAGTCTTATTTGTTTGAACAAATGATTGATTCAGGATTAGAGGGATTAGAAGAGAACATAAAACAAGACATTCAAAGATATTTTCCAAAAGCATTAGTTTCTGGAATAAAGATAGTACCTAATTACGATCAAAACTATTTTACCCTTAGCATAGATTATGCTATACAGAATACAGGAATAGAAGATCAAATATTATTAAATTTCCAAAATGGCAACTAATTCTAGCAATAGTAAGGATATAAAGTACATAAATAAAGAGTTTACGGATTTCCGTACCTCTTTAATAGAGTATGCTAAGGCATATTATCCAACGGCATATAATGATTTTACAACAGCATCCCCAGGGTCAATGTTTATTGACATGGCTTCTTATGTTGGAGACGTAATGTCTTTCTATCTTGATAATCAAATACAAGAGACATTTTTACAATATGCTAAACAGAAAGACAATTTGATGACTTTAGCTTACATGTTAGGCTATAGACCAAAAGTAACTTCTGCTTCTACTACTAAATTAGATGTTTACCAAACGGTTCCTTCATATACTCCAGGTACTGGATCCGGAGTTCCTGATTTTAGATATGCACTAATCATTCAGGAAGGTATGCAAGTAAGCAGTAATTTAGGAGGTAACTCAAAATATTACGCCCCAGAAGCCGTAGATTTTTCTGTATCATCTTCATCAAATCCAACAGAAATATCTGTTTATGAGACTGATGCAACAGGACAATCTCCTACAAAGTTTTTATTAAAAAAATCAGTAGACGTTATATCTGGGCAAGTTAAAACAACTACTATACAGGCACCTACCTCAAGACAGAAATTTTTTACCTTTGCTCTTACTGAAGATAATATTATAGAGATTATAAGTATTACGGATAGCGAAGGTAATACATGGTATGAAGTTCCTTATATGGCTCAAGATAGAATTCTTCTTCCAAAAAGAAACACTGTAAATGTAGATCCTAACTATGCTGGATCTTCTATTCAAGTACCGTATTTGATAGATATTTTGCAAGTCCCAAAAAGATTTGTAACAAGATTCAAATCAGACGATACATTAGAAATTCAGTTTGGAGCAGGATTAACAGATACAAATCCAACAACTCAAGCAAATGATGAGAAATATTTACCTAACGTAGATAGAGTAGGATTAGGATTAATCAACGGAAGAAGTTTATTTTCTAATACTTATAATCCTTCTAACTTTATAAATACAAGAACTTATGGTATTGCCCCTTATGCAACTACTTTAACAGTAACTTATTTAGTAGGAGGTGGAGCTCAATCTAACGTGGCAAGCAACGTAATAAATGTATTAAATACTTACACATCAAGTTTCTTTGGCGGATTAGTGCCTGACGTAGTTTTAGGAACTGACACAGTAAACTCATTAGCAGTTAACAACCCTTCAGCATCTTCAGGAGGGGGGGATGGAGACACTGTAGATATGATAAGAATGAATTCATTGGCTAACTTCCCAACTCAAATGAGAGCAGTTACTCAAGAAGACTATTTAGCTATTATAAGTAGTATGCCTGCTAAATTTGGACAAGTAGCAAAATCATACATAACTAAAGATTCTTTTACTTATGGAAGACAACTACAGGCACATTCTGAATTGAATGATCCATTATCTTTATCTACTTATATTTTATCTTATGATGGAAATAAAAATTTGACAACACCACCACCAGCATTATTTGAAAATTTAAAAACTTACATATCTCAATATAGAATGTTGACAGATAATATAAGTTTAAAAACTGGGTATGTAATAAACATTGGATTAGATTTTGATATTGTTTTACGACCTAACTTTACAAGTAAGGAAGTTTTGAGTGCTTGTATACAAACTCTAAAAGATTATTTCAATATAGATAATTGGAATATAAATCAACCAATAATACTTTCAGATGTTTATACAGCTTTAGATAGAGTTGTAGGTGTTCAAACTGTAAAAAAAGTAGACATTTATAATCTAACAGATGCTGACGGAAACTATTCTCAATACGGATATGATATAGCAGGAGCTACTTTAGGAGGAATAATATATCCAAGTTTAGACCCAAGCTGTTTTGAAATCAAATTCCCAGACACAGACATTTACGGTAGAGTAGTAACATTATAATAAAAAGACATGGCAATCTATAAAATATTTCCGATACAAGATACAACAATGTATTCTCTTTTTCAGACAACTAATGCTGGATCAGATGAAATACTTGAAGTAGGATCTATGAATAATAAAAGTGGAGTATTTTCTCCTGAATTAGTATTAAGTCAACTAGGAGTAGATGATATAAGAAGATCTTTATTATTATTTGATACAAACGAAATTAGCTCAGCTATTGCTTTAGCAGAAACTGCAAGTAATGTATCAAGCTCTTTAAGAATGTTTTTAGCAGAAGCCACAAACTTGACTCAAGAATATAAAATAGAGGCTTGGCCTGTAGATGGTTTTTGGTCTAATGGTACGGGTAAATTTATAGATTCCCCTACTAATACTGGAGGTACTAGTTGGAAATATAGAAGCGCTGAATCAAATAATGTTCTTTGGGGAGCAACAACAGCTAGTTATTACAAAACCCCAGGAGGAGGTAAATGGATAGATAATAATATTTATTCAGCATCTCAAACATTCAATTATACATCTAATAAAGATGTAAATATGGGAGTAACTAATATAGTTACTAGATGGATGAATTCTGGACAGAATTATGGATTTATTGTTAAGTTACCTTTTACAGGAGCTGTAGTTAATGGTGATGTTTTTGAAGCAAATCCTCAAAGCTATATAAATTTAAAATTTTTCTCTATGAATACTCATACTATTTATCCTCCTTGTTTGGAGTTTAAATGGAGTGACTATAATTTTGAAACAAGTTCAAACTATCCATATACAACAGCACCTTCTTCATCTATAGCATATACCTATAGCGCTTCATTTAGCTCATCAGTAAGCGCTTCAGTTACGGTATGGGCTACTTCATCATTTACAAGTTCATTTACAACTAACTATAGTCAATCTGTAATTACAAGCGACACTTATATTTTAGTATCTAATAATAATTTAGGAGAGTATGAAAATGATTCTGTTTATAAGTTTAGATTCAAAGCTAGAGATCAATTTCCTACAAGACAGTTTACAACATCTTCAATTTATTTGAACTGGAAGTATTTACCATCACATTCATACTACGCTATTCAAGATTATAAGACTAAGGAAATGGCTATTGATTTTGATACAAAAGCAACACAATTGAGTATAGACCCATCAGGTAGTTTCTTCAAGCTTTACATGAATGGATTACAACCGGAAAGATCATATAAAATTTTAATTAAATCAACATTAGAAACAGGTGAAACTATTGTAAAAGATAATGACATCATATTCAAAGTTATAAGATAATGGAGCAAGAAGTTAATTTAGTAAAAGAAATATATGGAAAAACTACTTACACTGGAGTAGTTGATACAACTTTTAGACAGTTAGTATCTCCTACTGAAGAGGTGGAAGAAGATATGTCTGTTGAAGCTTTTTTTAATAATTACGAGCAATTATTTTTTGAAATACCAGTAACAGGTGAAATAAACTCCCATGAATACTTAGTAAAAAGAAGCTCAGACTATGTAGGCGCTTCTGTATTAAGCGATAATGAGAAAGCATTAATAGATGAGATAAACAGTCTTAGACAACAATTATTAGAAGCAAATAAGTCTTTAGTGGATGTAAGTAAATTAGCATAATGGAAATAAAACAAGTAATC